AGGTCGCAAGTAAGCCGACTCGGAACGGGTTCGTTCATCCTCTTCGGAGGACGCAAAAGCCGACTGAAGGAACGGGGTCTTAACCACCCTATCCAGAGGACAAGCCAATGGCAAAAGTCACTTATCGTGGAGTCGAATACGACTCTCAAGAGTACAACAAGAAGGTACTCGCTGAAGCAGATCAACGTAGAAACCATGATCTAATGTATCGTGGAATCAAAGTGCAACGCAAGTTCGCATCTAAGAGTTGATCATAACCTTACTTGGTTGAAAGAGGAGTGCTTGACACTCCTCTTTTTTTATGCCATAATATATTTGTTGGGTTGACGAACTCAACACGGGAGTGACTGAATAAACTTGCTGGCATAAGGCTAGTTAAGGTGATGAGACACAGGTGGTGCTGCTTCTTCGGAAGAATCGACATACCAGTCGGGTCTCAGATAGTAAGGTAAAAATCTACTCAATGTAGCAATGCCCCTTACTTGTTGGTAAACATGAATCCAACCTCCCACCCTCTAAATAATGAGAAAACTAATGGAAAAAGAAAGACTTAAACTCATTGTTAGAAATCTAAAGCAAATTGTGGATGCTTTAGAATCTGAAGTTTATTCTGATATTGATTCCTATAAAAATTCAAACGCATTTTCCTCTCCTGATACAAGCTATGATGAAATGTATGACGATGACGATGGTTACGCAGATTAAGATATGACCGTTGAACTTATTAGCATCACACCTGATGCAGAAAAAACTATGGCATATATTGCTAGAGTTTCTAATCCATCTAATCAAAGTAATGAAAATTTTTCTGGATTATTAAGGTATTGTATTAAGCACCAGCACTGGTCGGTATTTGAACAATCCTCAATGACATTACAGATACAGACTACTAGAGCAATAGCCGCACAGATATTAAGGCATAGAAGTTTTACATACCAAGAGTTTTCTCAAAGGTATGCTGACAGTAATCTTTTAGGTAATATTGAATTGCCTGAACTTCGTAGACAGGATAATAAGAATAGACAGAATAGTATTGATGATCTAGATCCAGAGATGATTGAGAAGTTTAATAGGCAAATGAATACTTTGTTCAGTTCTTCTCTTAGTTTATATAATCAGATGTTAGAAGCAGGTGTTGCAAAAGAATGTGCAAGGTTTGTTCTACCTCTTGCTACACCAACACGAATTTATATGACTGGATCTTGTCGTTCATGGATACATTATATTAATTTACGTTCTGCACATGGAACTCAAAAAGAACATATGGATATTGCTAATGAATGTAAAAAGATTTTTGTAGAAAAATTCCCTGCTGTATCTGAAGCACTTGAATGGAACTAAATAATCTTACATATCATTACAATTCATGCCAACATATCCTCTTAAAAATTTGAAGACTGGAGAGACTAAAGAACTATCCATGTCTATGTCTGCGTATGAGCAGTGGAGAAAAGACAACCCCGACTGGGATAAAGACTGGAGCCAAGGATGCGCTGGAGTCGGAGAGGTTGGTGAGTTTCAAGATAAATTAATCAAAAAACATCCTGGTTTTAATGATGTTCTTCATAGAGTGTCTAAGATGCCTGGTTCTAAAGTAAAAACTATTTAATTTTTATGTCAGCTAAATCCAAGACTAGGAAGATAGTTGTTCCATACGGAATGAGTAACAAGCAAATGAAAAGAAAGAAACCTATTAACACGGACTTGATGAGGAAAATTACTCCTCTAACTCCAAACCAAGAAGAATTATTTCGTTGTTATGAGAACAACCAAAATTTAGTAGCATATGGTTGTGCTGGAACTGGTAAGACATTTGTAACTCTTTATAATGCACTTAAAGATGTATTAGATCCTAAGACTCCTTATGAGAAGATCTATATTGTAAGGTCACTTGTATCTACAAGAGAGATTGGATTTTTGCCTGGTGATCATGAAGATAAATCTTCTTTGTATCAGATACCATACAAAAATATGGTGAAGTTTATGTTTGAGATGCCCTCAGAGTCTGATTTTGAAATGCTCTATGGAAATCTTAAGGCACAAGGAACTATTTCCTTCTGGAGCACTTCATTTATTCGTGGTACAACATTAGATAAAGCAATTGTAATCGTAGATGAATATCAAAACTTGAATTTTCATGAACTTGATAGTATAATAACAAGAGTAGGTCAAGACTCTAAGATTATGTTTTGTGGTGATGCCACTCAATCAGATCTTGTTAAAACTAATGAGAAGAATGGTGTGGTTGATTTTATGAAGATCCTTCGCATAATGCCATCCGTTGATATTATTGAGTTTGGAGTCGAAGATATTGTTCGTTCTGGATTTGTCAAGGAGTATCTCTTAGCTAAAATGGAAACAACTTTATGATGTTTGAACATTGTAATTACTTAGGTGACATTGAATTAAAAAAGAAAGAAACTCCAGGATGTAGACTCTATCAACTTCCTGATAATAGTTGGGTTCCCTCTATTACTTCAGTAACTTCTTTTTATAACCGACAAATTTTTGTTGAGTGGAGAAAAAAAGTTGGTGAAGAAAAAGCTAATCGTATTACAAAGAAAGCAACCACTCGTGGAACTGATTTCCATGAAGCAGTTGAAGTTTATATGAGGAATAATGAAATAGATTGGGAGCAATTTAGACCTGCTACCAAGTTCATGTTTCATCATGCCAAACCATATCTGGACAAGATAAATAACATACATGCTATAGAAAGAACCCTTTACTCTGAGTATCTTGGTCTTGCAGGTAGAGTTGACTGTATAGCAGAATATGAAGGTGAACTAGCAGTCATAGACTTTAAGACTTCTGAGAAGATTAAACCTGAGAAGTGGTTGGAAAACTACTTTGTTCAGGAAACTTTTTATGCTGCTGCTTACTACGAACTAACTGAAATTCCTGTCAAAAAACTTATCACTATTATGGTAACTCCTGGTGGTGAAGTGAAAGTATTTGACAAACGAAACAAAGGGGATTATATTAAATTATTAGTTCGGTATATAAAAGAATTTGTATCTCACAATACTAGGAGAGAGAATGGAGAATGAACTAGAAAAGGTGTTGAAGAGTAAGTTCTTCTCCTCTGCAGGTTTTGCACAAGAAATTGAAACTCTAGTGCAGGTAAATAAAGACATGAATTACATTGATGCTATCATTCATTTTTGTGAAAAGAATAGTATTGATTTAGAATCAGTGCCTAAACTTATTCCCAAACCTTTAAAGGAAAAGATTAAGTATGAAGCATCAGAACTTAATTTCTTAAAACGTAGTTCACGAGCAAAGTTACCACTATGACAGAACCCGATGATAATCCTTTTTGGGGTGAACCAACTCCAACTGATCTTTGGGAAGACATGAAGAAACTTGATGCCCTTTATGAAGAACTTGATTGGGATCATAGAGATTACCTAGAGTTTACTATTGAAGGTAATCATATTACTATACGAAACAAATCTAGAGAAGGTAGATGATGCCCTTTGATGCATACAGATGCTATTTGTCATTAAAAAATCACTTTACTAAAGACCACTACGATTACATTAAATATCGTGGTAAAACCAGAGCAACAGTCCAAGCCTTTTATAAGAGGAAGGATAGGTTTTGGTTTGAAAAGTTTGCAAGACAGAAGAATGATAAAGAAGTAGAAGAGTTCTTTGTTTCTAATTTTATATACTCTACTGATCCAGCAACAATGTGGATTGGTGAGATGATAAAGGAAGGAGAAGGAAGATATACTGAATGGAAAAAGAAAGTTCAATCACTTACTTATATTTTTAAGGAAGAGACAGAGAGTGTATTTGAGGATAAGAAGGTAGATGATATGTTTGATTGTAGTAAAGGACACCCACCAATTCTAAAGAGTTATCTGGGGGGTGACATATCACTTGAAAGTATGGTAATATATGATAGAATATTTGATTATGGGAAGGATTTTGATAAACGATTGAAAGATCCTGTATGGGAAACCGTCAGTCGTAAAATTAAAAAGTATTCTCCCTTCCTAAATATTGACGTATCCCGTTACAAAAAAATTCTAAAGGAGGTAATTATTCATGGCTCTTGAAAATGGTCAAGTTCTGCAGAATCTTACAAATCAACTTCAAGAAGTCACACAGCAGTTAAACACTTTAGGTGAGACTCGTGTGAAACTTATTGGAGCTATTGAAGTTCTTCAGCAGATTGAACAAGAAAATAATCCTGCTCCCGAAGCACCTGCAGAGGAAGCACCAGTTGAAGAATCTCCAGCAGAAGAAGCATCAGAATGAAATTTTTTCAATCACCAGTCGTTAGGGCGGAAATGGCAGAAATTAGTGAACTTCAAGAAGAAGTTTACTCAAATGTTTTTAAGTTTCCTTCCATGAAAAAAGAAGATCAACTTTATCATGTTGAACTTCTTACGAGGTTGATTGAGAAACAACAAATTCTATATGCACGTTTGAGTTTATCTGATGATCCCGATGCTCTACAGATGAAGGAACATATCATAGAATCTGCTTCTATGATGGGTATTCCTAATAGTGTTGATATGAGTAAAGTGTTTGATCAAATGAGCACAATGGTGGAAACTTTAAAAATTCAGATTGACAAAAACCAATTTTCCTTGTAACATTACAGGGTACACAAAAGCCAAATCTAAAAACAAATCTAATGTCTTTTAAAGATCTAAAAAAACAATCCTCTCTAGGATCTTTGACTCAAAAGTTAGTCAAAGAAGTGGAGAAGATGAACACAGCAAGTGGAGGTGCAGATGAGCGTCTCTGGAAACCAGAACTTGATAAATCAGG